GGAAGACCAAGGACAGAAAAAGAAAGAAAGAAAAGACATTTAGAATTGTTTGGAACGCTTAAAAATTTTCCTAAGAAAAGAATAGGCAGAAAGGGAGGAAGAAAAGGACATCCATTAACAGACAAAGAAAGAAAAGCCAGACATTTAGAATTGTTTGGAACTTTAAAAGATTTTCCTAAAGAAAGAGGAAAAAGAATAATTAATCCAGATAATTTTAACATCATAATTTAGAAAAATGAAATTAGTAGATTTTTTAAGTGAGGAAAGGCAAAAACCAGATTATTTATATCATTCAACATTTAAAGTTTTTTTGCCTTCTATAAAAAAGAAAGGATTGGTTGCTGGCGGAGAAGATTTTCAAGCGTGGTCAACAACAGAAGAAAGACCATTTGGAATTTATTTATCTGAAACGCCAGAAAACGCTTTAATATGGGGTAGACAGCTTGCAAAATTGATTAAAGACCCAGAATATGAAGGAGATTGGATTTATGAAGATGATATAATAAAACCACAGTATGTTAAATATATTTATTCAACAGGAAGGCTAACTACCTCTCAAGAATTTAAATTATTTAATATGACTATCCAAGATTTTTTAAATCTTGTTAAAAAACTATACGGAAAAACAGGATATGAAATTGGAAAATGACTAATGAAGAGCTTATAAAAAATAGAAAATAATAAAAGAAAAATATCATTACAAACGAAGAAAAAGATAGGGATGTTGAGATAATGAAAGTTGTTTTTAAGAAAAAGAAAACAAATAAAAATTTACTAAATGAAGTAATCAAGAAACTATCCCCGCCACAAAGAAATTATAAAGGCGAGTTATGTTATTATGCAATTTATTCTCATAGAACAGGAAAACTATTAGGAAGATATAAAACCAGAAAAGACGCAGAAAGAGCTTTAAAAAGAATGGAAAGATTCAGGAAAATAAAAGAAGATATTCAATTTAAAGAAATAGAAACTTATATTATAAAAAATGATTTGCTAAATGAAGAAGAAAAACAGAAACTTTTAGATATTTTTAAGGTTAAGAAAAATATGATTAAAAACGCTTCTGTATTAGGAATACCTGCCAACTTCTATGAAGAAAATTTTATCAAACGGTATTATCCCGCATTTTATAAATTAAAAGTTAAAAGAAGAAAACGAAAATATGATAAAAAAGGATTGCCAATAAATCCTTATGTTTATTTTCCGAAATCAATATAGAAAAAATGAAATTAGCAGAGCCAATTCTGGCGTATTATTTTTATTTTAAATATATTAAAGATTAGAGGTGAAAGCAAAATGTTGAAATTAACAGAAGCATTGGAAATTTTAGAGGAAGAAAAAAAATATTATGTTACATATCCTGTTAGAATCTTAAATAAAAACTTTGAGAAGGAATGGACTTACGATGATGGAGAGATTGAACTAATAATAAAAGGTAGGGGCAAAAAAGGACAATATAAGTTTAATATGGAAGTTATTGATAAAAAAACTGGCAAAGTAATAAAGAAAGAAGTAATGCCTATAGAAGACAGACAGCTTTATATAGCCTTTTTAAACACCGTCGCAAATGTAAGAGTAAATGGGAAAGCACCCGATACTTTTCTTTTAAGAGAAATTATATATTCTATGAACGACTTTTTTAAAGATATTACCAGAAAAGAAGAAAGAAAAAGAGAAATGACGCCCGAAGAAATAGCAACATCGCGATATTATGAAGAGAAAATAAGAAGAAAAGACCCCTTTACGGGAGATTAATTAAAATTAATTAAAAAGGAGGATTTCTAAAAATGAAACTTTCAGACTTTTTAGATGCTTTAGATGAAGAAATTAATTTATTAGAAGCAAAAGAGAAAATATTTGAATTTCATATCGATGCTGGGCACGGTTGGTTAAAAGTTCATATTAATGACTTAAAAGAATTAAATTTGACAGACAAAATTTCTGTCTATTCATATTATGACCATCCTTATGTTTATTTAGAGGAAGATTCTGATGCGGTTAAGTTTTGGAACGCTTACAAAAAGAAATATGGAAAAGAATTAAAGTATAAAACTATATATGATGGAGACTCAAGTCCAATCAGGAATTTGCCACCCTATCTAAAAGAAGAAATAAATGAATGGGTAGAAGGAAATTATAAAGAAGAAATTAGAAAATTAAAAAAAGATATTTCTCAAATAAAGAAAAAACTTATTAAAAAAACAAAAAAAACTGGTTTGTGGGAAAATTTTGGACAAAAAGAAATAAGATTGCTAAAAAGCAAATATTTTGATTTATTGTTAAAAAGCAAAGAAGCCAATTTTTTAATGGACAATTTTATTGAATGGGCAGAAAATTTTGATTTAAGTAATTTAAAAGAAGAGATATTATCAGAAGAACGTGGTTCTTTAAGAAATTATCCTGAAACAGCGGACTTTCTTTTAAATGCTTTTGGAAATAGAGATTATTATGATAAGGCACGAGATTTAATTAGAAATAGAAAGTTTAAAGAAATAATCTCCTTGAGAGAAAAATTAGCAAAATTTTTAAAGAAAAATAAAAAAGCTCCTACTTCTTATTATGACTTGCTAACTAAAATAAATAAAAGTATTGAAATTATTTTAGACTTGAAAGGCGAAAACAACTTTAACGAACAATTAGATAAATTTCATCAAAGAATAAAAGAAGAAGTTAAAAAAGTAATTAAAAAATAAATTATAAAAGGAGTTAGTTATGGATTTTAAAGAAAGAATGAGACAGTTGGCGGGGCTCTCTAAAAGAACCAAAAATGTTTCTCAAACTTCTTCTAATTCATCTGTTAAATTATCACACTTTGAAAATACATTTGTTAAAAGAATGGCAAGAGACAATCTATTAACAGAATATCTTTTAAAAAACTCTCCAAAAATTAAATCATCAGGAATACCTAAGCCTGAAAAAAATTTGCTTGTAGAAAACAATAATATTGATGTTTCTCAAAAAGAATTCTTTAAAAGAATGAGAGAAATATCTTTAAGAGCTGCTAAAAAAGACCCAAGAAATTCTCGCTATAATAATCCCTTATCTGCTTCTACACCTTTTGACAGAGAAATAAACGAAAAAATAGAAAAATATAAAATGTTAATGGAACAACCGCCAACAGAAACTCCCACTGAAACACCCGCGCCAGAAACTCCGCCAGCTGGAGAACCTGCTCCTGCCGAACCACCACTTCCTGAACCAAAAGAACCAACCCCAGCTCCAGAGCCAGCTCCAGAAGAAAAACCAGAGAAAGAGATTCCTAAAGAAGAAAAGAAAAAAGCAAAGAAAAAAAGCCAGTTAATTTCTAATGTAGTAAAAGCCGTGTCTAAATTGACAAATTATGTAAACTGGGCAGAAAATATAGAAGAAAAAATAAATAAATTAGCTCAAAAAATAAAAAGAAATATTGCCAATGAAGACCCAACTAAAAATAATTTGGCTGCATTAGCAATAATATTAAGTGCGGTTGATAAAATAGAAGATGATGAATTAAAAGAAATAATAGAAGCAAATTTTAGAAAATATATTGTAGCAAATGAAGGAATTGAAAAATTTATAGAAGGCGTTTTAAATAAAGAAAAACCAGAAATAGAAAAAGAATCTGAAAAAGAAGAACCAGAAGAAGAAGTTTCTGTTTCACCAGAAAAAGAAGAAGTAGAAGTTGGAGAAAATGAGTCAATTATAGAAAAAGAAAAAAAAGAAGATATTTATGAAAAATTATTAATAGGAAAAGAATTTGATAAGCGGGCAGATTTTAAAATTAGTGAAGAAAAATCTGTAAAAATAAAATTAGATTGGAGCTTTGACAAAACGGGAAATATTGAAATATGGAAAGGAGATAAGGTTGTTGCCTATTTACAGGAAGAAATAGAAAAGAAAAGATTTTTAGAAGATATTCCTGAAGAAGACATAAGTTATGGTGGCGGAAGAATTCCATCTTACCATTGGTTCTATGATGCTTATGCTTATTATGTTAATAAATGAAACAATTCTAAAGAGAAATATAAATTCGTTAAAGGAGGATAAAAATGAAATTAAGTGAATTTTTACAAGAAGGAATTTCCAATTTAACAGATGATTTAAAAAAAGAAATTGCAAAAGTAAAAAGTGTTGTTCCTGAAAGAAAAGATTTGTTTGTTAAAACTCTATCTTATATTTTAGATGAAATTGGGAGTGGAAAGGTAAACAAAAAAGAATTAGCAAAAGATTATGTGTCTGCTTTTGGAAATGTGGTATGGAGTGAATGCAAAGACCCTCAAGAAAGAAAAAGAATAATGAAAAAGTTTTTTGAAATAGTAGATGTTTTTATGAATGAAGAAATAATTTATGAAAGTTCATCTGTTAAAAAATTAAAAACAGTATATCCTTCTAAAGAAAGATTTTTATCTGAAGTAAGAAGTTTTTTAAAACAAGTTGCAAAAAAATTAATAGCAGAAGGTTGGAAACCTGATAAAGATACAAAAAGTAAGTTTGGAGTTTATATAAATAAAGGCGGACCTGCTGTTTCTGGAAGTGTTATTTTACTTCTGTGGAAAAATGATAAGATAGGAATATATATACAAATTTCTTCATTAGTCTATGATTTTTATTATACAGGAAAAGTTGATTTAAGCAAAGATAAAGGAAGTTGTTTAATAAGAGCAACAACGCCAAAAAATAAATGGAGTGGATTAGCAAACAATTTCTTTCAACCACCTATTACTGTTGATGAAGTTGTAGAATTGGCTAAAAAAATAGTAGAGAGAAATGAAGAAAAAATAAGCGAAGAAGCTAAAGATATAGCTATTGATGTGGAAGACAAAAATCTTTATAAAATAGAAGTTCGCTCTGATGATTTAGATTATAATGTAAAAGAAATTAAAAGTATCCTAAAAGAAAAAGATTTTGATTTGGTTTGTATTCAAAAATGTGGAGAAATTTACCATATTTACTTTACAGGCAAAAAAGTAAAATCTCTTTTAAAAGGAGAAATACTTGAACTGAAAAAGAAATTAAACGGATTTCTTGCAGTAAAAGTAATAAGATGGAAATATCCTGATAAATTTTGCAAAGAAGTTTATAAAAATAATAAATTACTTTCAAAAATATTAGAAGAAAGCGATAATGAAAGCGAAAGCGAAAAATTTTTAACAGAAGAATCTCTTGTTCAACGAAAAAATAAATTAAATAAAATCTTCCGAAATTTTGGGGAAATACGAACAGTAAAAGGATTTAATTTCTGGGTTAATGTTGACCCAGATGTTCCACGAGATGCAATATCCTTTGTTTATAATTTTATAGTAAAAGCCTATAAAGAAGGATTAGATAATGCTATAAAATATTACGAGAAATTATTTAGAGAAAAAAGAAAACAATACAAGAAAAATCCTAAAGCTTTTATAGAAGGTTTTTCAAAAGCAATTTCTTTTATGGAAAAAATGATAGATGAAATTAAAAAAAGAAAAGAAAGATTTGGATTTTAAAGATAAAGATGGCTTGGGAACAAACAAAAGATTATGTTTTGTCAATGCTTGGCTATCCAACTGTTTCGGTGGAAATTACAGAGAAACAGTTGGAAATGTGTATTCGTGAAGCTTGCGAAAGATGGTTTGAATATAGAACTCCGAAAGTAAAATATTATTACTTCCAAGTTCAACCAGGACAAGATATTTATGAAATTCCACAAGAAGCTTTACATCAAACCCCACAAGGCATAAAAATAAAAGGAGTTTTATATAGACCTTCAAATTTTGAACAATTTCAATATTTTTTTCAATATGTATTATATAATTATAAACCCATTAGATTGGCAAATATTTATATGATGTGGATGAATTTAGAAAGTTTTCAATGGATTACAGGACAGAATGTTTCTTGGGAAATTATAGAAGGAAATAAAATAAGAATTGCTCCAATTCCACAAGAACCAACAGATGCTGCAATTATTTATTGTTTAAATCATCCAGATAGTGATTTAGACCAGAATTTATGGATTTGGAAATTTGCATTGGCAAAAGCAAAACAAATTGTTGGAACTGTAAGAAGCAAATTTACTATTCCTTCACCAACAGGCGGAGAACTAAATTTGAATGGAGCTGAACTTGTTGCTCAGGGGAAAGAAGAAGAAAAAGAATTAATAGAAGAATTGGTATCAAAAGCAGAACCTATGGGTGTTTTGATTGGTTAATGGAAAGATATTTAATTGAAGTCTGGAAATTTTGCAATTAATGCGGAAATTTCTTGTTTCGATTACATTAAAAAATTTTTATAATTAAAAGATAAGGAAAAATAAAATAGATAAGTTAAATTAAAAATTGGCAAGAGAGAGGGAAAATGAAACTGTCAGAACTTTTAGATTCATTAGAAGATGAACTAAATGAAAGAAGATTAAGTTTTAAAGAAAAAGCAAGACTTCCCAAATCTGCTTTTGCTTTACCAAAAACTCGCTTTACTGAAAGAGAGAAAAAACTGCCTGGTGGAAGAAAAGGAAAATATCCTATTCACGATAGAGCTCACGCTCAAAACGCATTAGCAAGAGCAAAACAGCAATTGAAAAAAGGAAATCTTACTAAAAAAGAATATGAAATCATTGTAAGAAAGGTTTGTAAACGATACCCCGATTTTCCAACTTGTATAAAAAGAAAAGAGAGTTAAGATTTATTGATATAATATAATTTGCAGAAAGGGAGGTTATTAAAATGAGGCTTGATGAACTTTTAAATTTAATAGATGAAGAATCAGAATCTTTTATAAATGAAAAAACATCTGTAAGAAATAAACCAGTAGAATATCAAGCCTTTTTATTATGGTTAGATCATTTTAAAGGCAGAGAAATGAAAAGCAGAGACAATGCAAGACTAAAATCTGCTTTAGAAGATTCTGATGGTTTTGAAGAAGCTAATAAAATAGTTAAAAAATTAGATAAAGAAGAATACAGAGGTTATGATTTATATTGGGAAAAATATCAGGAACTAAGAAATGAGTTTGAAAAAGTAAAAGATAAAATGATTGGAAAGTTTACAAATTTGGGATTAATAGAAAAAGAATAAATGCGTTCTTAATCTCTCTTTGTTTTTAAGTTTTAATCTTACTTCTCTTAGAATTTTTTATCAAACTTCTTCTTTTTTCAGATTTTAAAAATTATTTTAACTTGTAAAAAATTTGCACAGGTTGAAAGTTAAATTAATAATAAAAGGAGTTTTTTATGTCATTAGTGGGAGCTTATGGAAATTGGAAAAATGACCTTGATAAAATTGTGCTTCACCACAAAGAAATACTAAAATTATCTTCTGCTCCTTTAATAATTTATCCTTTAAAACCAGAAAATGAACAACTTTCAGCAGATAATATATATGGAGAATATACAGAAAAATTATATGATAGGGGGAAGGAATTAAGAGGATTTTTTGAGAATCCCACTTTGGTCCAGGAATTGGTTAAAATGGGATTAGATATGCCCGAACAAATTTCTGTATATTTTGACACATCAGAAATGATTGAAAAATTGGGAAGACCTCTTCAGATATATGATTTAATTCAACCACCACATCAAAGACATCAAATTTATGTTGTAATGAATACTTATCCCAATCCAGCAGGGGAAAGACTTTTCAAAAATGTTCAATGGATGATTATAGCAGTTAAAAAAGAATTAAGTGGTTTAGTAATTCCACCATATCTTACATTAGATAAAATTATGACTTGGATTCCTTTCTCTGAACATTGGAAAACAGAATTTTTACAAGATAGAGAGGCTTATTTAGAACAACGAACATATAAAATAAATGGAGATATAGATTATTTTTGGCAATATGGAGATTATTATGATGAAATAGAAGTGGGGGCTTTTAATGGAATTGATAATTTTTTAGATTTCGGAAATAATTATAATTTTGGAACAAATTCTTTTTCTTTTAATATCTTTTTAAAACCAGATATTAGTCAAGGAATAAATCAATCTATTATAAGAAAAGGAGAAGATTTTAAGATTACTATGTTAGATGATAATAGAATTAGAATTGAAATAAACGGAAATATATATGAGACATTACAACCGTTTTTTTCTAACAATGAGTGGATTTATTTATCTTTAGTGTGCAGTAAAGAAGAAAGCAAAATTTCTTTATATAAAAATGCCCAAGAAATTTCTCTCTCTTCAAATTCTTTGCCTTCTTTTAATATCCAAAATTCAGAAAGTTTTTCAATAGGAAAAGGAGAAGAAAGCGGTAGTGATATATATTTCTATAAGGGTTTGATGTCAAATTTGCGAATATATGGAAAAGCATTAAGTTCGGAAGAAATATTAAATGATTATGAAAATTTAAAGGAACGAAATTTTATTAGTTATTAATTATCGAAATTTTCGCTATTAAAAGGAATTATATATTTTTGCCCAAAAATATTATCATAAAATTCTTCGTCATAAGTGGGAACAAATAACCAAAGAGTATTTATTCCATAATTTTCTATCTCATAACTTGTTTCTCCATCTCCGATATATACCAATAAAATTTGACGAGGATTTTCGCCTTTATCTATAAAATTCTTTTTAACATAATCAAAAACAGGTTGATAATTTGTGCACCCTCTCCCTTTTATATCAATATCTGTAAAACTTTTTGTGATATATTGAACATCTCTAACATAATCATCAGCTTGGATTAAGTAGATGTTTACTTTCCAATCTTCTATAAATCCTCTAATAATTTCTAATGCCATTTTTATTTCTATGTTTGAAACAGAGCCTGATGTGTCAATAGCAACTATCAAATCATTTGCTTTAAAGATTTTATTTTTTCCTTTATATATAGTTCCATATTTTCTTCTAAAATAATCTTTTTTTCTGTTTACTCTTTTATAATTATAGCGAATGGTAGGAATAAGGCTTGATGAGTGAGAAGTAAGAGTTGACCTTATTGATTTAAGGATTTTCTTTGTTTTTAAATGTCTCTTATATTTAACATAAAATTTATTTATGCTATATTTGAGAGGGTCAGGATTAGTATTGTGTGCCCAACCGCCATTCATCTCATTGCCATTTTCTTCTTCGCCATCTCTATCTCCATAGGAATTTCCAAATGTATTAGATTTTTTCTCCATTTCTTTTTCTATTTTTCTTTGTTCTTCAGGCGTTAATTCAATATCCATCACTTCAGAATGGTCGTCAAAATTAATATTAACAGGAACAGGTATTCCTTCTTCATTGTTATTTTCATCATCCTTTTCTCCTTTTCCACTTCCCGTCCCTGATGGATTAAAACCATTTTTAATCATTTGTTTTATAATATCTTTTAGCATTTTCTTAAATTTCTCGGTATCTTTCTCATATTCTTTTTTCAAAACATCAAAAATATATTCGGCATCTTTATCTTCTATTTTTTCTCTGATATGTTGAGGAAAAAGACTTGTTGTAAGAGAATTTTTATGTAATTTTATTTTGCATTTAGAATTAGAAGTTGAAGTTTTAAAATGATGTTGAATTATATAATTTATTGCAAGGTCAGTTGCAACATTCCAAAGAGAAGGATAAACTCCAATCTCTGGAATAGCAACGGAAACGTCTTTAATATTTTTTTCTTCTCTTTCAAAGTGTTTATTGTAGATATGTAAAATTTCGTGAATTAAAAATCCTTTTATTTCTGCATTTGAACATTCCTTTAGTGCTTGCGGAGTTAAATACACAACTATATTGTTTTTCCATTTTCCATCTCTATTTTTTTCTCTTTTAACTCCTGCATATCTCCCTAATGGCAAGGGCTGAACTTCAAATACCCAATTTCTTGTAAATCTTCTAAAGCTGCGGAAGCATTGTCTAAGTTCTTCAAGATTTTTTTCTAATTTTTGTTCTGCTGATTTAATATCTATCTTTTCTCTCTTTTTCTTCATTTTTCTTCCTTTCTTCTCTTCCTTTTTTGTTTAAAAAAAAAAATAAATTGCAATTTAAAATCAAGAAAATTCTTCTCGTGTAAAAATATCTGTGCATTTAAACCCATTGGGATAAATTTCTTTAAATCTTTCCAGAGAAATAAATCTAATTTTATTTTCTTTTGTCAATATTTTTCTTATTTGATATTTTGCCAAATTATTTGCAGACATCATTAAAAAGTTATAAATGGAATTTTCTGTCTTCAATCTTTTCAAATCAAATTTCTTTTCTGCAATAATTGTCCACAATCCCAGAGCCACCTCTCCCTTTATATCATCGACATCTACATATCTGGCATAGGTATTATATTTGTTCCAATTGTATCTAATAGTTGCCAATTCAGATAATTTTAAAAACAATTTGCCAATCTTTTCCTTTAATTCTTCTTTTCTTTTTTCATTTTTAGTTGTTAAAAATTCTTCTATTGTTTCTTTTAAATCTTTTTTTAATTTCTTTAACATTTCTCTATTTTTTCCGTGTGTTTTGAATTTTTCTTTTTTCATAATTTTTTATCTCCTTTCTTTAATAATTTTCTGTCTTTTTAAGAATTACTTTCGCTGACAGGAGTTAAAATTTGTATAAAACTTTCCAACAATTTTGCAAGCTCTGAATCTTTATCAGAGCTTAATTCATCAGAAATATTTACAAACTGTGGGATTTCTACCAATTCGGTAATCAATCCTTTCTTGCTATCAAGAGGAAGTCTATTAATTATCTTGGCGAAAACTAATAGCTTTCTCTCATCTATGTTTTTTCTTAAATCGTCATATTCTTCATCATTAAATAAATCTTTTATTTCAGCAGACAATTTTAATACTCTATCAGAATCAAGTTTTTTAATTCTTTCCTGTAGTTCATTGAATATATTATCGTCATCTAATGAATTGTTATAAATATCGTAAATATTTATATCATCTCTGCTTTTATTTAAATTCTCTTTCATCCAAATTGTAAAATCTGCAACCCAGCTATTTCCCACCAAACAAGCTCCTAATAGAATTTCTTCTTTTATTTTTTCACTATCAGAAGAATTGGGATTGTATTTTGCGATAGGGTCTCTAAATGTAAGAATAAATCTTTCAATTGTCCTTGGTGTTGGATAGGACTTTTTTCGGGAAGGATTATCAGGTATAGTCAGAAAATCGCTCTGGTTTCTATAAGAAAGAAAATTAACCACTCTTTCTGCTGCTATTTGAAGATTTGTCTTTTTAGATTTTGTATCAAGTAAGTTATATTTCATTGAGAGATAGCTTAAATATTCTTTTTTGTTAAACTTTACTTTTATATGAGAAAGTTTATTGTAAAAACTCGCGTCGTTAAAATCTGTAACAAGAGTGCTATCAGCGTCTCCCTCGTTTGCAGATAATACTATATAAACATTTGGCGGAATTATATGTGTTCCTATTCTTCTTGGAAAAGTTGAGAGAATAGAAAACAATGCCTGAATAACTTCTGGTCTGGCTCTATTTATTTCATCCCAGAACCAAATTACTATTTTATCTTTGGGAAATTTCTGGTGTTCTAATGGCATATATTTTACAACATTTTCTTTTTCTACTGGAACAGGAATTCCCCTTATCTCTGTTTCATCTTCTCCCGATGCAAAATAAGGAATTACTATTCCATTTAATTCTTTTGCAATTTCGTAAATAATGTAAGATTTCCCAATGCCAGGAAGACCCCAAATTAAAGGAATTGTCTGAGTTTCTGTTTGGGGCAAATTTGGATTTATAAAATATTTCTTTAAAACTTCCTTTAATTCATTTACGGTTAAGACAGGATAGTTTTCTTTCATTTTTTTTCTTTCCTTTCTTTTAAAAATTTATTCAATTAAATATAAAAAAATGCAAAAGAAAATCAATAGTTCTCTAAAATTCCGAAAACAAATTTTTTAAAATCAAATACTCTATAATTTTCTTTTAAATCTTTAATCATTTCTTCTTTTTCTTTATCGGATAAAATTTTTGAGTTTTCGTTTTTGATTAATGATATAATTTCTTTAAAAGAAAGATGTTGAGGAATTGATTTTTTCTTGTTTGATTCTTCCGCAAAAATAATATTTAGTATTTTATTATAAACAGACTTATATTTAAACCCCCAATCCTCAAGAAGTTTTTTTTGAAGAATTCCCCCAAAATAATATTTATTGTCATTTGTGCCAAATTCTTTTTTAAATCTCCGACAAATTAACAGATTTTTTATGGCGAAAGAAGAATGTTCGTCATATTGATAATAGAAATAAAATCTTTTGAAAGGCAAAAGATTGTTTTTTAAAAAATCGCTAATATCTTTTTCATCTATAAAAAAAGTTTTGTCAATTATTTCCTGTAAAATATATTTATCATCTATATATTTTTTTAAATAAGATTGTATAGTAAAAATAATATCTTTCATTATCATTTCTGCAAGGAAATTATAATCATTTTCTTTAACTCTTTTCAAAAAAAGTGATGTTAAATTTATATAAATGCAGATTTTTTCCTCATTCTTTTTAATATCTCTTCCGATTGATTTGTAATAATTAAAAAGGTTTCTTATAAGAGTGGATAGTAATATTTTGTTAAGACTTGACATTTTATTTTTCTCTTGCCAGTTCTAAACTTATTCCATTTTTCTTTAAAAGCCAATAAGGAACTAAAACCACATTATATTCAGGATATTCTCTGATTTGAGATTTTGGCAACCAGATAGAGACTGAGTAATTTTTTTCTATAAAATATTTTTTAATTAGTATTGCTTTATAAGTTTCATATTCTTTAGAATATCTTATTTCTTCTTTTTTAATTTTATCTATGTAAACATTATCTAATTTTAAGACACCACATTTTCTATCTTTCGCTTCTTTTGATATTTCTTGTAATATTTTCTCTTGTCTTTTCTTTTCTCTTTCAATTTCTTCTTTTTCTAATTCTGGCAAAATTTCCATTAAATTGTTGTATAATGATAAATAGTGAGAATAAATCAGGCACATAATTTTATTAATTGTTTCTTTATTTTTTAGGATTATCCTTGCCATTTTTTTAATGTGTGGAATTTTATTAATGTCTCTGTCTTTTTCAAGATTTTTAATTTTCCAATTTATAGTTTTTAAACTATTATAAATTTTTTTGCCAATTAAATCCCAATAAGAGAAACAAAGGTTTTCTTTTATTGTCTCTTTTTCTATATTTTCCCATTTAATTGATAAAGATATATTATTTTGATATATTTCAAAAGAAATTTTCTTATAATCTTTTTTGTAAGGATAGAACAAGTTAAATTTGTGTGTCTTTGAAATATTATCTTCTTTTAATTTAGCAATTATTCTATTAATTGCTTCTTCTTTTCTTTTTTTATCTGATGACCAATGATTTAAAACTCTAACAACTTTTGGAAAATCTTTTTCAAATATCTTTCTGGTTTCGTAATTATTTGAAATAAGATGTGAAATTAGAATCCTTTCCATTTCTTCAAGTGTATATCCTTTTTCTTTAATTATTATAATGTAAGAATCAATATTTCTCCATAAAGAAGAAAGAAAAGAATAATATCTTTGAACTAAATCTAAATTTTTATATTCAGGAGTTTGTTCCCAGAGATACCATCTATAAACAACTGTCATCTCTTGCTTTCTACTTAAAATATATCTTTTTATCTCTTCTAATGTATCATAATTTTTCACTCTCACTGGATATTTTATTATACATTCCGAGCCAACTTTAATTTGTTTTTTTGTATGAATATTTTGAAGGTAAAATTCATAAATAATTTCTATTCCACATAAATCACAATGAGAACCGCCATAAGCAATTTTTTCTTTTACAAGTTTGTAATTTCTAACTATTTCATTAATTTTTCTAAAAGAAGACAAAATACTCATCTGCTCTTTTTTATCTAAAACTTTCAGATTATAATGATATTTTTCTAATTTCTTAATTGCAGAAATAAATAATTCATTATTTTTTAATTTCTCATATTGTTCATCATTTTTTATAAAGACCAATTGTTCTTTTATTTTATTTGCTTTCATTTTAAAATTCCTTTTTAGAAATTCTTCTGTAGAAGAAGATAGAAAAATGCAAAAGAAAATCAAATTATTTCTTTGCCCAATCCAATTAAATCTTGTATTAGTCTGCCAGTTTCCATAAAATCTTTAAAAGTAATAAACCCATTATAAAGAAAGAAGTTTATAGTTTTAATAATAAACGAAAGATTAAAAGAAGAAAATTTTGGCGGGTTGGGTTTAACAAGTTCAATAAAAAAATTATTATACATTTTGTAGATTAAAAAATCATCTTCAGGAATATATGGAAATAATGAATATTCTAATTTAGCATTTCCATAATTATCTCTTACCAGAAAATGGGAAACTAATATACCCAAAAATATATTTGCTTGAGAATAGGAAAGTATATTATATCTATATATGTGTTCTGTAAAACATATCAATTTATTTTTTACTATAAGATAACTGTCTATAAATCTTGTTTGAGGAATCTTAATAGAAAATAATTGAGGAATTTGACTAATAACTTTTTTACAAAATGCTCGAAAATAATGAAGATTTTTCCCAATTCTTACATTCATAGAAAACCAGTTTTTCTCATAGGCAGAAAAATAAGCATTTATTATTTCACAAATGTCTTTTTTAACTCTTTGATTTAATTCTTCTTTCTCTTTCTTTGTTAAACTGGAGAATTTTCTTTCAGCAAAAAGTTTCAAAAAACTCTCATCATTTTCTACAACATTAATGTTCATATAATTTTATAATTAATTCTTCTACTTTTGAAATTTTTGGTTTTTTTGCAATTTTGTATTTGCGAGTTTCTATTATTTTGTCTATTTTTTCAATTATTTTTTCTATTTCTGAGACAACTTTCTCTTTAGAAATTTTTCCGTTTTTTATCATTAGAAGATGGGAACAAACTTTCTTTGGCAAAGGAAATAAAAGATGTTTGTTTTGCAAGATATAAAGACATTGCCATACTGTTCTATATCCGTGCGTTAAACTTTTCCAGTCTGTAATATTTTTCTTTGCTCTTTCCCCAAATCGGTTATATAAATCGTTAATTAAAATTTTAAAATCTTTTAAGCGAATATTTGTATCATATTTTTTAGAAGTAATTTCTATATAAATTCTTCCGTTTATTTTTCTCTCATTGATATATTCTTTAATTTGAGGATAAGTAGTTTTAAGACAATAAATCCATTTTTTATAAGGAAGATTTTCAATTTTTTCAAAATCTACACCATCAAGAGAATTTAATATTTTTATAAATTCTTTTAATACAAATGCTTTTTCGGATTTTTGAGAATATCTGCGAATTTGAGACAAAGAAAAACCGACATATCCTCTCATATTGGTTGAAATAATAAAATCTTTAATTTCTAATATCTTCTTGCAGATTTTTTCATTTTTATATAAAGAAAAAGAATCAAGAGAAGCAAAGCTTGAAAATAAAGCAAAAAACAAATCTGTGTTAACAGCATCTCCTGCGCAGATTTTTTCTAAAAATTTATGAATAGAAAAAAGTTCTATATCAACATCTTCTTTTGTGTTTTTATCTACTGTATTTGTAGAAAAATTTTTATGATGAGAAGCTTTATTAAGAATTAAATCTCTTTTGCTTGGAAGAAAAATTCCTTTAATATCTATATCTGATGTTTTTGTAGCAGTTCCGTAAAGATGAGAACCGAAAAGAGTTAGAAAAATTAATTTTTCATCTTTTTTAATTAGTTTATTAATTTTTTTCTCTATAAAAGATTTAACATTTAATATTTCTTTTCTTTTTTTAATTTTTATCATTTTTCATTTCCTCAATTAACTTCATTTTTTTTCTTCTTTTTCTTTTTAGAGAAAGAAGTTAAGGAGAAATCTCCTTCTCCACTTATGAAATTAAAAAGATTTTGAACAATAGAATTTATTTTATATTTTAATAATTCAAACAACTGATTAATTGCCCCCATATTTCCAAGAGCTAAATCATTTACTTTTTGAATAAGTTGAAAATTGTCAAGAATTGATTTTTCTAATGATGCAAATTTAATATATAATGATAAACTAATAACAAAAGAAGTAATTGAAACAATTAAAGAAATTACAAAAAGAATAATTAAAAGTGTTATCATTTAATTCTCCTTAAAATAGACTCTATCTTTAATATAATATGCTTTTATGAAAATCCATTTTCAAAATTATTAAAGTTAAATAAAGGTATAATGGAAAAAGAAAATGGAACAATAAATTATAGCTTATTTAAAATTTATTCACAGGCAATTCTGACTTGGCTAAAAACTCTTGACCCTTTATACAGAAGAAAAAGCGCTGCTCAAAAAGTAAATGTTATCTATGGAAATCCTGAAAGAGTTTTTGCTCGCATAAATTATTTGCCTAGCAATGAAAGAATTAATGTTCCTATAATAGGAGCATATATTACAGGAATTGACCCCTTGCCAGAAATGAATATTCCGTCCTTTTTACGATTTCATAAATTTTATTACCTTCCTTCTGGAAAACCAGATTTATTAAGGTCTTATAACTTTTCGAAATTAAAAGCTTACTCTGTAAATTATTCTATTGACATTTGGGCAGAATTTAAAAGCGATATAGATTATATAATTTATACTTTATTAAGAGAATTTAATAATGGAGAAATTAGATATTTGATATTAAAAAGCAATGAAAATTTTCAGTATATTCCTATAAAATTAAATAATATTTCCGATAATAGCACTTATGAACCAGGAAACGCCGCAGATATTGCAATCAGATGGTCTATGGGAGTTTCTGTTTTAAATGCTTTTCTGCCCGCAGAAACAATTGAAATGTTATATGAAAATTCCCAACTAATAAATGAAATAAATATTCAAATTGAAGGCAAATTAAATAAAAATGAATTTGAAGATAAGATTTTTATTGCAATTGAAATATAGATTTAAAAATTTGTTATAATTTAAAATCAACTTTTATCACTTTTAAAGTTAAAATAAAAGCAAAAATTGAAATATAGAAAAGGAGGATAAAATGGCTGTTATTATAAAAAATCAGCTTTATCAACCCTTACCAATAATGGATAATTTGGGAAGAATAATAGTTCTAAAAGCAAGAGAAAAAAGAGTGATAGAAAATTTGGATATTAACAATCTTCCAAAACAAATAGAAGGATTAAAAAAACAAGAATTTGTAAAAATTAAAAACGCTTAAACAATTAAATAAAAATAGGAGGAATTATTATGGCAAGTCCAAAAATTACAATAAATGAAAAGGTTTTTGAATCTTTGCCTGCTATAACTCCAGGCTTAACAGCTATTTATATTGGAACAACAAATTGGGGAAAAATAGAAGAAATTCAACTTGCAAATTCATTAGACAGATTTAATCTTTTATATGGAACTCAAACAGAAAGAAGTTTCTTATATTTTGCTATTAAAAAATTCTTGCTTTATTCAAGCAATTTGTATGTGGCAAGAGCGGCTGTAACAACAGATTCTGACCCAAATAAAGCTCAAAAGGCTACTGCTCAAGTAGTTGCAAGCAATATAAGCGGAAATCCTCTTCTGCTTACAATTTCTGCTCTTTATACAGGAGAACTGGGAAATGAAATTTCTGTTTCTTTCACGAAAGCAGAAACTGAAAGTGGTCAGCCAGTTTCTTATAGTGTAAAAGTTTATAAGGGAAATGATTTAGTTGATACATTTAACAATTGCACATTAGACGAAAATGATGTTGACAATTTTATAGAAAATAAAATAAATGGAAATTCTGCTTATATTGAAGTTGCAGCAGAAGATACCATTCCATCAGACGCATTAATAACTGATTCAACAATTACTTATATTTTAAGCGGCGGACAAAATGGAGATATTGAAAATGCAAATAAAAATTTAGAAACAAGCATCATCAATATATTAGAAAAATTAAAAGATAAAGACAAATATGTTTTTGATGTCATTGTTGTTCCCGATTTTTCATTTTCTCCAGATATTATTATGAAATTAAACGAAGTGGTAACTTATAGAAATGATTGTGTGGCTATTATTGATGCTCCTTTTGGTCTGGGCAGCGCATCTGACCCAATCCAGAGCGTTGTTGATTTTCATAATGGAGTGTCAGCAAATTCAGTAAAAATAGAAAATAAAAACCTATTCATTTTCTCTTACTGGCAAAAAGACAGAGATGAAATTGATAAAACATATAAATGGTTTCCTCCATCAATCTATATAGCAAGTCAATTGGCTTGGTTAGAAAAAGAATATGCAAGATGGTATGCAGTTGCGGGAATTGACCACGGAAAATTAATGACAGTAGATGTTGAATATTCACCAAGTCAAGCAGAAAGAGATATTCTTTACGGAGAACAACCAAATGGAGCAGTAAATGCAGTCAACCCAATTGTAAAATTTCAAGTTGATGGTATTTGTGTGTGGGGTCAAAGAACAACTGAAAGAAGCAATAAACCAACAAACAGAATAAATGTTGTAATGATGTTAAATTTTCTAAAACAAAAATTATACAGAATAGCAAAAAGATTGCAATTCAATATAAACAATAGATATTTATGGGAAAGATTTATTGCAGAAGCAGATAATGTTCTAAGTTATATCAAGGGGAAAAATGGAGTGGACAACTACGAAATAATTTGCGATGAAACAACAAATACGCCTGAAATAGTTGCAAACAATAAATTTGCGGCAAAGATAAGAGTAACTCCTTCCGCAATTGCTGAAGATGTAATAATTACTATTGAAACAACCCCTCAAACTGTAAGTATATCTGAAAGTTAATATATAAAGTGTATAGTTTAAGGAGGCATAATTATGAATGTTTTAAGTTTGACAAACAACTATAGACTTGAACCCAAAAGAACAAATTTATTTACTCTTGTTTTAAATTCTGTGCCAGGTATTAACGGAACAGATGTAATTGAGAAACTTCAGATTGACCTAAAATCTGCTTCAAGACCAACTTATACACACAACACATTAGTATTAGAAAGATTTAATATGAAATATAAAGTTGCTCAAGCCCCTTCAATGGATCATAATCTAACGGTCACTTTTAGAGATACAGTTCAGTTAAATCTTGGAAGGATATTTTATTATTGGAACAAAGTAATTTTCAATAGAAAAACAGGAGCAATGGGATATGCTGCGGCATATAAAACAGACGGGTCTTTATATGTATTTGACCCGTTAGGAGAACCAATAGAAAAATGGGATTTTAAAGGTCTTTTTCCTTCTTCAACAAATTGGAGTGATATGTCTTACGGAGCAGGAGATGAAATGACTGTTGAGGTTACATTTGCTTATGATATAGCTTTCCTTGATGAAAGCGTAGATTCAACAGATTTTCCACAAAATAGAGTTGGGGCAACAACTTTAGGAGCTCAAACAAAAACAGAAGAAGTAGAAATTCCACCCTCTTAATTTTTAATATAAATTATATAAATTATTTCTTTGTCTTTTAAAGCCCCATTTGCAAGTTAATTGTAAATGGGGCTTTTTTATCAAGGAAAAATATATGCAACGAGATACTTGAACTGGAAACACGATGCCACCCCTTTGATTTTTGTTTTATATTCTGATGTAAACAAAACACACGCATTAAATCTTCATTATTTTCCACAACCCTTGTTGGTTCAATTTATTTTATTTGTAAAAAAATTTAATAAAAAATTTCCAATTCCGCCCACTCCTAATTTTGGAAGAGTTTTGTATCGTATAATTAAAAAATATTATCCAAATTGGGCAAAAGTCGCTTATAGAACTTATAAAACTTCTTTGTTATCAGGATATTTGATAAATGACGGAATAACCCAACCAGTTAAGGTTTATATTCCCAAATATACACCTAAAAATTTATATAATAGAGATTTAATGGCAAAAGCAATAAATGAAAATCTAAAAAGTTCTGCAATAATGGAAAAAATTCCAGGAAAACCAACAACAAGATATTTTGGTCAAGTAATAGCTTATAGAGAAGAAGGAGAGTAGATAAAATGTCCAGAAAAGGCATTTGGGGAATAGGAAGTTTAAAAGAAACCGTTGCTCCCTATTTAAAAATAAAGCTATCAAATATCGCGGACTCGACTTTTATTATTCCAAATGACCATATTTTAAATTTTACTTTAAATTATAGTTTCAATAATGGAATTTATGGAATCCTTCAATTATATGATAGTTACAATATGGGAAGAAAATCTGTCGCCTGGGGAGATTTAGATAATTTTTTGTTAAAATTATTTAATTTGGGAAGAAATCCTCAAATAGAAATATGGTTTGGTTGGACAAATGGGGTCCAGACCCCATCTTCTTATAAATGCACAGTAAATAAGGTTGATTATAAAATAACAGACACGGGATTATTATTAAGTATTCGTTTTGTAACAGGCGGATTGGGGGAAGATTTAATTGCTGCGCAGTTTCCTTTTGACTTAAGATTAAAGGATATAAGGTCAAGTGTTAAAAAGGCTCTAAACTGGCAAAATACTATAAAAAAAGAAGTGTATTTAACTCCCAAATATATATTTATAATGAAAAAAGACGGATATGAAGCCGCTTATCGTGAATGTTTGAAGGATAGACTTAACGTGTGGCTGGGGGGAATTCGTGACCCCGATGTAAAAAAACTTGTAAAAGCCGATCCCAGAGCATTGCAAAAATTACTACAATACTTTAGCAAAGTAAAGAAATATACAGTGGCAGAAGTTATAGCAGGATTAATTGCTCTTTACAATATGGGAATAACAGACCCCGCATATCAAATAGACCCCACCCCAAAATTTGAAAACTGTGAAGAATTAGAGAGTGAAGAAAAAACAGAGGCATTAGAAGGATTTCAGTGCGCAGGAAAAACCTTTGCACAAGCATTAGACCAGATTCTTTATTTTGCTTCTCATCCTAAAGACAATGCAAATGTAGAACTGCTAAAGAGTTATGAATGGGAGATAATCCCATCGCCAGGTAAAAATAAACAAGGACAAGTAATAAAAAGGAAATTAATTATAAGAGGCATAAATATAGAAGCCGAGGATTCCGAAGATATTATAAAAAGAACATATTTTGTAAGATGTGGAGAAAAAACAAATGTATATTCCTTAGAATATACCGATAAGACTCCCGCAATGGGATATTTTACTCGCTTATTAGACTGTAACATTCGTTCAATTATTCTCGATAAAGAAACAGGCGAAATGGATGAAATAAGATTTGAAAAAGAAAAAGATTATTGCACAAAATCTCAACAATTAATGGGAAAAATATATGGAGAAAAATATTTAGGAGATTTTGGAGAACAAACAACAGATCTTCCTTTCGGAGTTCCTATAAATCTTGTGGCTGAAGGGTGGGATGAAACAACGGCAGGAAAAGCTTTGTTGAGAAGATTGTATCAAACAATTATGACACGAACTATTCCTTCTATTACTCTTGCAATCCCTGGCGACCCTAAATATATTATTGGCGCAAAGGAAGGAAAAAATTTTGTTGGACTTCAAGATAGAATAAAGGTAATTGTTAATAGCCCTAATGGACAAATAACACCTCTCCTGACAGGTAGGTATATGATTGTGGGATTTTCTCACGAAATTTCTTTCGGTAATTATCAAACACGGGTATATGCTATAAAAGATATTTTAAAAGAAAAAACTAGTGTATCACCTCAAGAAGAAAAATTTGGTCCAGAAGCTGTTGCATAATATTATAAAAGTTAAAAAAGTTAAAAGGAAAGAAATGAAAATGAGAAAAAAAACATTAATAAATTTTTTAAACGAACAACAATATGTAAGTCCCGCGTGGTATAAAGCAAAAAAAACACTTATAAAATCAAAAGGAAAAATTTTCTCAGATAAATTTGAAGTTTCAATGCCAAAAGACATTTATCCAATTTCACCATTGTCTTTTGAAATAGATTTTTATATTTATGGATTTTATGTTTTTGATAAAAATAAAAATGTTTTAAATAACGAGACCAATCAAATAGAAAAAAATCCATTTTATGAGAAGGTAATATTATACATTGCCACCTCTTCAAAAGAAATTAATGATTATTTTTTCTTTTACAAAACATTATCTAAATTAAAAACAGTGGGTTTCAGAGCCGCAGATAAAATTTTTGGAGAAGAAATGGACTACAAAATATTTATCAGAAATTATGGCTATCCTTCAAACTATTCTTCTATAGATTATACAGAAAAAATAAGAAAACAAAGCAGAATTCCTGAAGTAGAAGAATATCTTAAAAAAGCTCTTCAAATAGCTTTGGCAAACTTTTTTTCTTATCCCTCTAAAGAATTAAAAGATTTTAAAATTTTAAAATCTATAGTTGAAAAAAGCAGTTTTATTGAAAAAATTATAAACGCTTCTACAAAAATAATTCAAGGAAATATCAAATTTGTTACCAAGGAAGAAGAACCGCTATCTTTTATAGATTTAAAAACTTTAGGAGATGAATTTTTCTTTTTTTCTGAACGTGAAATTAAAAATTTTATTAAAGATATAATGAAAAATAAGAAAGTAAGAGAAATAATAAAACAAGAAATTAAAAAATATTCTTAAAATTTAGTTTATAACCAGATATAACTATGCCAGAAGAAAAAAACAATTTTTCTCTTAAAACTATTCGTGAAGCAAGAGCTGCTATGGAAAGCATTAGGGAGCTTAATCGTGCCGTAGAAAATTTGGCAACTTCTAATGCAAAATTTAGAACTTCCCAAGAAAAAATAAAAAGAATATTTGGAGAAACCAGCGAAATCCTTAAAGAGATGGAGAAGCGGCAGGAAAATTTTCAGAAAAAGCAAATTAATTTTTTATGGAAAAGATTGCGAACTGCAAAATTAATTGGGAAAACGGAAATTGAGTATGTATGGTCTACATCAAAAGCACAAGAAAGATTAGAAAGAAAATGGTTAATTATTAACGATTTGCAAGAAAGAATGAATGAAGCATTAGAGAGACACCGAAAATTAACTGAAAGGATAAGTGGAAGTTGGGGAAGAATTAAAAGAAGAATGGAAGAACTTACAGGAATAGATTTTGAGAAACTTCTTGGAATTTCTGCTATTATTGCAGGAATAAATGCTTATGCGGAATTGGAACATAAAGTTTCAATGACAAGAAGACAAATGAGAGAATTTGCAGGAGATAGAGGTCTGCAAGCCTCTGTAGAAGCTTTAACAAGAATGGCAAGTTATTCTCGTTTATCAGCCGATGAATTTATAGAAATGGCAAGCAAAGCTGCTATTGCACGATTGGATATATTTAGACAAGTAGAAGGAAGTAGGAAGACAATTGGAGAATTAATTGCTGATTATAAACGCTTATTGGGAGTAAGCGCAGATATTCCTATTAGTTTAGGAAGAGAATTAGTTGGATTTTTTGGAAAATCTACAGGTCAAGCTGAAAAGTTTTTAGGATTTATGATAAAAAATATTGATAAATATAGAGATAGATTGGGACTTGCTGCACAAGATATAGAAGCAATGTTTGCAAATCTTCAAGGAGCTTTACCAAATCTTGCTAAATTGTTGGGAAAATCTTTTAGCCCAGAAGTTTTGAAAAAATTTGCGGCAGAAGCAAATAAGATGACAGCAGTTTTTGCAAGAGTGGGAATAGAAGCTTCAAGGGTGGGAGAAATAATACGAAATATTACAGATATTGACAGACTAGAAGAAAATATGTTTGCTCTTACTCAATTTGGAATTACATTAGAAGATTTATTTAACAGGCAAGATGTGGTTTTAAGAAAAGTTTTGATGAACCTTCCAAGAATAGCAAAACAACTGGCGGGAATGAATGCTTTTCAAAGATTGGCTCTTTTAAGAGCCTATAAAGGAATAATTCCAGAAGATATGTGGGCAAAATTAATGACAGGAGATTTTGAAGCAGCTATCCGACAAGCAAATGAAGTTCTTTCTAAAGGAGAAGATTCTTTAGTAAAATTAAGAAAGGAAGCTGCTGATGACTTGGGTCAATTAAGAAAAGAACTTCAAAATCTTGTTCAAAATCTGTTAGTGGCAATTAAGCCTTTAATCGGACCTCTTACGTGGTTTGTTAGACAATTGAACCACGTATTTGCTAATGTGATAATTCCCTTTTTTAATTCTGGTATTGGCAGATGGATTGTTAATATATTAGGCGGAGGCGCATTGGTATTATTAGCGGGGAAATTTATTAAAAGCATTTTTTTGTGGGGAAAATCTTTAAAAAATATAAGAAATTTCTTTTTAGGAAAAGGATTGCCAGGCAATGTATGTTCTTTATGTGGTGGAAATATAGCAAATAGTATAAACGAAAGTTTAAGCAAGGGCGGATTTTTTAAAAACTTAAAGAATTTGGTTACTAAACAATTTCCTTCTGCTTTTAAAGCTGCGGGAAGATTTTTAAAACTTCCTTTAGTTAGAGGTATTGGTGGAGCAGGATTGTTAGCCTGGGGAGCGGCGGATATATATAAAAATGTAAGAGAAACAGGACATATTTTAGGAAAGAAGGGAGATTATTTGGGGGCTTTAGGAACAGGAGCAAAAATAGGGGCTGGAATAGGAATGCTTTTCGGTCCTGTTGGGGCATTAATAGGTGCGGGAATAGGCGCTGCTGCTGGCGGAATTTGGCAAGCAATTCGCTCTTCTGGAGAAAGAAGCGCGAAAGCAGCAGAAAGAAGTGTAGAAGAAAGTAGAAGAATTAATCAGGGATTAAAAGAATTAACAATTAAAACATATAAAACAAATAAAGAAACGGGGGAAGTTTTTCTGGGGGGTGTTAAAAAATTAACTTTACAAACAAAAAAAAGTATGGAAAAAGTAAAAGAAGATGCTCTTGAAAAAGAAAGAAAAGATTTGATAGAACAACGGCAAAATATAAAAATTACCCAGGAAATAAAAACAGAACTTGAAAAACTAAATGGTGTAAATATTAAACAGAAAGATTTATTAGAAGAAAATAATGAAATCCAAATTACCAAATCCGAAAGATATGCAATTGAATTGTTAAGACAACAAGCCAAACCAATGACTTCTGAATGGGCGGAAATAATGGCGGAAATAGAAGGGGGAACATTAAAAACATTCAAGGTGGGAGTTTAAATTTTAAATTCGAAAACCTTGTTAAAAAGAAACTTTAAAAAGTTAAATATATGCCATTATCTTATAGAGAAAGTCAATTCCTTTATTTTGATGGAGAAAGATTTCAACTTAGGGGTTCTTATTTAAAAAAGAGTGAATGGACAAAAAACAGGGGTATATTTCAATTAGAGACTAAAGCAAACGATATATTTTTAGATACAGATAATTTCTTTATAGATGTATCTATTAAACAAACCAAGTCTCTGCTTAAAAATGTAAAATATCCTGATGGTGTAATTAAACAAACAGATATAATAAGAATTCCCTTTCAGTTTATACAAAATATTAGCATTACAGAAAGAAAACCAGAATATAATGTTCAAAATATTTTTTCGCGATTTGAACCAATAAGACTTTGGCAATCAAATTCTGCTCTTCAAATTTCGTTAGAATTATATTACGTTGCTATCGACCCTAAAATATATAATGAGGAATGGGTAGAAAGAATGGTTGCTTTATATAAAGCATTAGTTTTGCCTTTTTATACGGGCAATTATAATTATTATCCTCCGCCACGGGTATATTTAAAACTGGGAGATTTAGTAAATAATATTCCTTGTATTGTATCAGATGTATCAAGAGAAATTCCTATAGGACAATTTTATAATGTATATGATAGATTCTGTGGGGGCTTATACTATTCAAAAAAACATTTTCTTCCAAAATATCAAAAACTAGATGTTACTTTTATTTCATCTTATAGTCTAAAATGGGAAGAAGAAATAGATTTCGAAAAAGTTGTGAATTTAGAAGAGGGTGTTAAAAGAAGGGGATAAAAATGGATATAAAAGGCATTTTTAGTGACTACTCTATTTATAAAAATAATTCTAATATTATTTATGATGAAGAAGAAAAAAAATATAAAATTGGAATTGCTTTTTTCGAAAAAATAAAAGAAAGCGAAAACGACATTTTTTATATTATAAAACCAGAAGAAGAAAACAGACCCGATATAATAAGCCAAAAATTTTTTGGGACCCCTCATTTAGATTGGGTTATTTGTATTTTTAATCATATAAAAGACCCATTAAAAGAATTCACAGCAGGAAAAAAAATAGTTATTCCAAGCCCTGAAAACATATCAGAAATGTTAATTCCTTTGCCCCTAGGAAATGCAAATATTATTAATACCTTCGTTTAAAACTTAAAATGAGATTGTTAGTTAACGCAACAGGAATCTATCAAGGAATTATTGAAGACAATAAAGACCCGCTTAATCGAGGAAGGTGTAAAGTAAGAGTATTGGGCATTCACTTCCCCGAAACTCCAGTAGAAGAATTGCCCTGGGCAGAACCTTTAATTCCCTTTGGTGGAAGCGAAGCAAATAGTTTCTTATATGTTCCTCCTCTTAAATCTACTGTTTTGGTAAGTTTTGTTAATGGAAGGGTTGAAAACCCACTTATAGTAGGATATTGGAGAAAGTATAGCAACCCAGTCCTTGAAGATTATTCTAAAAACTATGATGTTAAAGATGAAAGTCTTTTTTATTTTAAAAGCGGAAAAGGGGATGCCCCTATTTTAAGAATAAGTTCTTTAACCAAAAAAGTAGAAATTGGAACAAAAAAGAATTCTTTTATTATCGGAAAGGGATATGATTTTATGGGAGAAAACGGAAACTCTATTTTCCAAGTAACACCCTTTTCAATTAGATTGCTGCAAAATAAGGGAGACAATATTAATTTTTTAATCTTTAATAATTCGGGCATTTCATTGGAAACCTCATCAACATATACCTTATATATACAACACAAAAAGCTTTCTGTTATAGGAAGGGGTTTGGTTCAAAATCTTCCTTCGCAAATTTTAACCGAGTTTGGAATATTTAAAGAAATATCTGAAGGAACAGATATTAATGCTTCAAATGCAAAAAACTTGTTTGGAGAAAAATTATATAATTTTATAAACAAAATAATAAAAAGAGAAGGTTATAGACCAAATAAATCTTTATATGAAAATTTATTAGGTTTATCTATAGGAGAAACAGAAGAAAAAGAATTACAAAAAGCATTAGAAGAAATTCCAGTAGAAAACAAGTCTGTTGTGTGTAATGTTTTAGAATTAAAAGGAAGCAAGAGCTTTATAAACAATTTGATAAATGTAAAAATAGACAACGGATTAAAATCTTTAAGTTCTCAATCTTTTAAAAAAATAATAGGAGAAGAAAAAATTGCCGAGCAGAAAATAATATTTGGAAATAAAAAAACAGAAATAATAGGTGGGGTTTCAGAAACCACTTTAAAAGATAAAGAAGAAAAAATTGTAGGAGATTATAAAAAAACATTAATGGGAAATTCCCAAATAATAATTTTCGGGAAAAGCGGAACAATGATTGCGGAAGGAGATTGTTCTCTTAATATGGGAACGGGAAAAGGAGAAATAGTTTTTAATATTCCAACTCAAAAATTAACAATTCAAAATTCAACAAAAGTTTCTTCCCCAGATATTCTTGTAAAAAAAGAAGCTTTTGATAAATTAAAAGAATTTGTTTATAAAATTGCAGATTTTTTAGCAAACCATCAACATTTATCAAGTTCGCCAGGGTCTCCTTCTTCTATGCCTCTTTATCCCAGACCTTTCAATGTAGAAAATAATCTTCAACAAAAGTTAATAGATAATTTAGCAAAAGTTCCATCACCGACAAATACATTTTTTACAAATAATTTGGAGGCGTCATAACTATGAGTATGAATTATGGAAGCAAACCAACATCTCCTGATAGTCAGGTAGAAGGAATGACTTTAAAAATATATGAAACAATAGAAGAAGAATTCATTAATCCTGCCATTCAACAAATGAATGAAGCGGTTAGGAAAGGAATGAAACAAAGCGAAGCCCAAAAAACAATAAATGAAATGAAAAAACAAATGAAAGTATTAAGTTATGCAATAGCAAAAGGAGTAATAGAACATTTAAGAGAAAAAGCAAAAGTAACAGTTGATGTAAGCGTAAGTATAAATAATTCAACTGTTACAACATATCCTCAACCTACACCAGGAAGTGGCAGCGGAACGGGAGTAAAAGACGGTGGGGCAATTGAATAAAAAAGAAAAATATAAATGGAAAAATTCGGCTTTTGATTATAACAATAGCTCTATAAAATTATTATTAGAAGAATTTTTAAAAATAATAGAAATTTCACTTAAGAAAAACATACAAGAATTTGAAAGAAAAATAAATACAATTAAAAAAATAGAGGAGAAAATTAAAGAAAATGCCTGAAGGAAAATGGAAAAAATTTACATCAGAAACATCTCCCGAAGAATTAGAAAAAATTTATAAAAAAGTTGAAGATATATCTAAAAATGTAGAGAATGCTTATAATATTGCTTCAACAGTTTTTTCATTTTTTCAAAATACTTTTTCTACTATTAAACAAACATTAAATACATTAAATAATTTGGGATTTCTTCCTTTTGAAGATGGAACAGACCCAGTAGCGGAAGCAATGAAAAATTTAACAACTTTAATAAATGATATATTAGATGTCTTTAAATATCCTTCTTTACATATTTTAGAAACTTTTAGCTTTCACAACCCGTTTTTTATTTCTGAAAAAAAAGAATTGGTAACTTTAACATTTGATGAATTTTTTAATAAACTTTATTTTCATACTATTTTAGATGAAGGAGATATAAACAGACCTATTTATCAGGAAACAACAAAAGTGGGTGGAATTTTATTAGTAGCTCACGATTCATTATTTTCAAGAGCATTTGAATTGGGAGTAAAAATCTATAATTTTGTAAGTCAAGAAATTATTGAGAATCTTGATATGGAAGAAGCAATCTTATTGTCAACTAAATTTCTTTCTTATAAAAAATTAGAAAGTATGTTTTTTTTAAATATTCCGCCCGAAAAGAAAAATGAAAAAAAGATAGAGTATGAAGTTAGATTCGTAAATCCAAAATTTATTTTTTCAAAGAAAAGATATTCTACTTATAAAAAAAATTTATCTTATGTTAGTTATCCTCAAAATATATTTTTTGGAGGAGATATAGAGGAAGAAGAAAACGGAATTTACCCTATAAAATTGGTAATTGAAGGACTTGGTTTTTCTCCATTTACTATTAATCCCGAAACTTATTTAGAATTAAAATTGGTTGATAAAGAAAACAATACATTTTATTTAACTGTTCTGCTCCCAGAGGGAACTTACCAAAAATCTATAACAGTTTATGTTGATAAATATGGAAATACCTATAGAGACGCCAGTTTATTAATACCTTACAACGTAAGATTTAATCCTTCTGCTGATTTACTTGAAAAATTTAAAAATTATGAGACTCTACCTCCCGATTATTATTCTTTATCTTTGTTAGGATTGTGTCCGTGGGCAAGAAGAATATATAGTTATCTTGAAGAAATCAAAAACATTTTTTATTCAGCCAAAAAAAATATTCTTGATGGAATTGAAGATATAGTAAAAATATTTGAAATATGGCTTGACGGAATTAAATATTATATAGATGAAATTAAAAAAATAACAGATGATTTTTTAAAACTTTCTGACCTTTTAACTTCTGATGGAATCTGCGGGTTATATGTTGAAGGAGAAGGCGTAGAAAATATGCTTTATAATATTTTATCCGCAGAAAATAGACCGAATTTTGGAAAGGGTTTCTATCTTGGAATCTTTATTGTTGGTGAAGCAAAATTTATTCAACCACTTGCCAACCTTTTCGGATTGGAAACAGGAAAGATACAAAGATACAAATTTAAAAAGAAACAAAAAATTTAAAAGTTAAAATTAAAATGCAAGGAATAGGAATTGACAGTAAAAAATTTTTTGCAGAAGTCAAAAATACTGAGGAATTAGTGAAAGAAAGCATTAAAAGAATATTGCTAACAAGACCGTTTGAAAGACCAAATCGCCCTAATTTTGGGATAGGCATAGAAAAATTTTTGTTCTCAAATATTTCCTCCATATCACAATTTGCAATAGATGAAATAAAAGAACAATTAAAAACTTTTGAGCCAAGAATAATAGTAGACAAAGTTTCGTTTGAAAGACAAGGAGAAAATGGCATTAAAATAATCATAAGTTATAGGGTAAGAGAAAATTATTTAGAAAATCAATCTTTAGAAATTAATTTAGGGGTTTAAAATGGCGGCGATAGTAAAAAAGTTAAATCCTTTGGCGAAAATTAATTATACAAAACTAGACTATGACCAAATTATTGAAGACATAAAATCAATAATACAAAGCCATCCTAAATATAAACTTGAATGGCAGGATTTTTTAGAAAGCAATGCTGGGCAAATGCTATTAGAGACATTTGCCTATATAGCATCAAAAATAATTTTAAGAGCCGATTTAATAGCAAATGAATTGTTTTTGCCAACTTCTAAAGACCCCAAATCAATAATTAATTTATTCAAATTGATAGGTTATAATTTAAAACCTCCAACGGCAAGCGTTGTTAATGTTATTGTTGAAAACACAAGCGGAACACCTGTGTTTTTGGATATTCCTGCTGGACAACAAATTTCTGCAATTGATTTGTCAGGCAAGCCAATTACTTTTGAATTAATGAATGAAGAAAATGACTACGATACCCCATTAAAAATGGAAAATGTTTCGGCTGCTATATTTAAGGCATTTAGTGGAAGAAAAGTTGAGGAAGTGATTTCTGTTAATAAAAAAGAAAATTTTTCTTACACATTAAGTTCTTATCCCGTAATAGATGGAAGTATCAAAGTTTATTTAAAGATAAGCGACACAGAAGAGGCAGAGCTAGAACAAATAACATCTCTTGTAACGGCAGGAGAAGACACAGAACATCCTCGTTATATCCTTTCATACGACCATAATTTTGCAGCTACTATCCAGTTTGGAAAAAGAAACTTCGGCGGAGCTTTTGAAGACGTTATAGATGGGGTAGAAGAAACCTATCAAACTTTAAGAATAGTTTATAGGGTTGGGGGAGGCGCAAATTCAAATATTACTATTGGTGCAATTGATACTACTTTAAGAATAGAAGGATATAATTTAAAATTCTATAATATTGAAGGAGCTATTGGCGGAACAGACGGAGAAACGATTGAAGATGCAAAACGTTTTGCTCCCTTAACAACAAAAACAGTAAATAAAACTGTAACCCCCGAAGACTATATAACCTTACTGAGACAACAAAATTCCGTTAGAATATGGCAGGCTACTATTGATAGTCCTTATGAACACCCAGATAGAGTTCCCTATCTTTTTAATTATATCTACATTTTGCCTCAAAGAACGTGGGATAACTTCTTTATAGAAACGGGAGATGAAGGCATAGAAACGCGTTCAGAAAAAATTCCTTTATTAGATGAAGGAGAAAGCATAGAAAGCTATAAGAAAAGGTTTGAAATAAGATTAAATAACTTTTTAAATTTGAAAGGTATGGCAAAAAAAGTTGAAATAGAAAACACAGGAGAAATAGGTTATACAAATGAAAAAGAATTAAAATATCCCGATGAATACATAGAGCCAAGCGAAGCATATTTTTTGTATTCTTATTTAAAAGATAAAAAAGTAACGGGAATAGAAAATGTATTTAGAGTTGCAAAATTTACTCCTTTCAGAATTAAAGGAATATTATATTATAAACCAGGATTTAATGCCGTAGAATTGAAGAACAAAATAATAGAAAAATTAAGAGAAGAATATGCAATTGAAAAAAGAGATTTTGGAGAATCTGTTAAAATATCTAAATTATATGGTCTAATACATAGCTTTAAAGAAGTTGCATATTTTAAAATGATTTATCCCACGTTTGACATATTGGCAGATGTAAATCAAATCTATTTTCTGCTTCCAAAAAGTATTGTTGCTTTTTTGCCGTCTGAAATTCAACCAGAATACGATATTATAATTAATCTAATGAAAGAGTAAAATGGCATACAAAAAAATAGTAGTAAATTTAGGACACGATGTTATTTCTTTGTGGGACCAAAACACAAAAACACCCAACAAGTATGAAGAATATAAAATAGAAGAAAACATTTCTTTCTCTGATTTTAATAGTCAGGGAGAAGATAGTTTCATAATTCATTCAAGAGAAGAATTGGAATCTCTGCCCCCTAATGAAGCATTTTTTATTAAGAATATAAATAAATATTTTTCTGTTTATGATTGGAAATTAATCTTGTCGGATGAAAGACGATTAAATTTTATTCAGGCAATCGCGAGAGAATTTGATGTTTTATCAGACAAAGTAAAAGATTTGGAAAAATTAATTGATGTTGATAATATACCCCAAGAGTTTTTGCCACATCTTGCCTATCTGTTGGGACATCAAGTAATTGATTTCAATATTCCTTCCTTTAATATGAGAGAATTAATTAAAAACTTAATAGAAATTTATAAAATTAAAGGAACAAATTTTGCTTATGAAATTTTTTTTGGAGCTTTGGGATTTGATGTTGAAGTTGCAGAATTATGGTGGGAAAATGCAAATCAAGAAATAGCCAATTCTAATCAAAAAATATTATATCTTAAAAGATGGGAAGAATTAAAAGAAGAAAGCAAAAAAGAAATTAAAAATAGAATTAAAAGAAATGCTGTCTTGGATTATTATAATAATCCTGATTTATTTTACAAATTAAATAAATCCAATTACATTAGTTTAAGACTGTCCAGAAAAACAAAAGAGATAGGATTTACACAAGAAGAATTGTCTGCTTCTTTAGACTATATTAGTTTCCTTACACCTTCTCATATAAATGTTTTAAATCTTAACCTTATCACAGAAATTTTGGAACAATTTTATATCAGAAGCTGGGATTCACATTATGCCATTTGGAGAATTCATTCTAAACCACATACAGAAGAAGAAATTAATATATTAGATTTTCCCTTACCTGTTCCAAGAATTTTTTCAGAAGAATATTTAACAGGTTATCCTTTTGTATATGATAAATACAGAAATATTCATCTTTACTATTTCCACGATGAAAGAAATATTTATAAAAATAGTTATCATCCATCTTATGATTATTTTGACCATTATGCTTATAATGATGGCTATTCAAAAACAGATTTTTATGCAGATTTTCTTTTAAAATATGATATTGACCACAATAAAGAAAGAATTAAATCTCTTATAAACAACAATATTCTTCCTTCTCTTTTTGATGGCTTTTATAGTTATGAAGTTAATCATTTGCAATATATTTCAGATGAAGATTTGGCAATTTTAGATGAATTTCTGTCCCGAATTGTTGAAGTAATGAAAATACAATTTTTTGAATCTCCATATTCATTAAGATATTCTAAATATGCTATACCTTTAAGAAATCCCATTTCATATAACAAAAATTTTGAATATGAAAATCAACCTTTAAATCTCAATTATTCTGGAGATATTTCTATCAGCACTAATTTTTATACACCCGATGAATATGATTTTTGGAGAAATCCTTCAATATCTCAATATTTTCCATTTATTGTAGAATATTTAGATTTTGCAAAAATCCAAAAACTTAACCCCTCAACATTAGAAAATTTTTCTTATACAATAGAAGAAATAACAACAGAAGATGATATAATAAGCAGACCGATTTTTAGAGATGATTTTACTATCTCTGACTTCTTCTATGGAAGAAGTATGGAATATGAATTGTTTAGAGAATATAGAACAAGAGGAGAAGATACAACAACTGAAAGAAGCGAATTTAGCAAAACAGAAACAAGAATTGATTACTATTGGGATGAACTTGACATAGGAATGACCCGCTATGAGAGATTATCTGGAGATTTATTTTATGCTGTAGCTTCAAGTTTTGAAGATATGCGAATTACAGATTTATTTACTTGTAGAAGAAAATTTGAAGAGATTAACGAGTTTTACGACCTTTTACCAATTATAAAAATATATCCTCTTGCAGAAAATATTGAACCAGGAGAATTTACAAATGTAACAAGCAAAAAATATCTTGAACCAGAAGAAATTTACAACATAGATGAATATTTTATGGCTTATAGCGTAGAAGGAAATACAAAAACTCCTTTACTTTAATATTTTTCAATTGATTAAAATTGCTTTAAATAAAGTTAAATATAAATTAAAATTTTTTAAGGAGGGAAAAGTCTATGTTTCCAAAATCAAATAATCCCGAAAAAATCGTAATATCCGATGGAATACAAATCAACAAAATCTTCGGGAAAAATCCTCGTGGTTACTTAAAAGTAAATATCATTGACGCCAAAACTAAAAAAGTAAAAGAAGTAAGAAATTTGGGAGAAAACCTTGTTGTAAATAATGTAAAACTTGTTATGACACACTTATTAGCACAAGCCCCATCACAGGAAGGCGGAAC